CTTAGCTTTTATGGGACCACTTGGTCAAAGTATAGCAGGAAAATTACCATACCTAACAGCCATGGGTGTAGATCCATTAGATTATGCAACGAAAGTTATGGGAGTTGATTACGTTTCTGATCAACTATCAAAATTAGGAAAACGTCAGACAAAACAGATAACATCTGGTGCTGGAAATATTAAACTATAAACAATTTATAAATAATTAAAGGTCAGGAATATATTGATATGAAACAAAACAACAAAAAATCATTAAAGCAAACAATTCAACATATGGCTCAATCAATGTCGAGTCAACCACCCATGGGTCAACCACAAATGAGTGCACAATCAATGGATAAACCACAGGGAAACCAACCACAAGTAGGTGTACCAGAAAAGGGTAGACCAGAAATAATGGGTGTGCAACAAATGGGTATGCAAACAGGTGCAGCTAACGGTGAAGTATATATGCCCGATGGAAAGACAGCTATGTTTCCTTCTCCGGTTGATACCAACATGATGAATCGTGGAACCTCACAGACTCCTCTTCGTGGTGCTGTTGACGCAAGATCTGCATATAGTTCTGGTTTTAATTCTGGTATGCAACAACCCCAACCACCAGAAGAAGAATTTGATGAGTATGAAGAAGAAGAAGAGGAAGAGGATGATGCAGGAGAAGGTATGGCTGAAGGTTATAAATCACAATTCCGTGATTCAATCATCAGTCTTCTTGGTGACTCCAACGTATCTTCTAGCCTTGTCGAACAACTCGAAGGTGTATTTGAAGCAGCTGTTCAAGACCGTGTAGAAAAGAATGTTGCTATCGTCTTAGAAGAAGTTGACCAAAATGTCAAAACATATCTTTCAAACGTAACAAATAATTTGGTTGAAAAAGTTGACGATTATTTGGAGTATGTTGTTGAAGAGTGGATGACTGATAATGCAGTTGCTGTTGAACAAGGTATCAAAACCCAAATCGCAGAAAACTTTATTACTGGTTTGAAGAATCTTTTCGAGAACCATTACATCGATGTTCCTGCTGAAAAATATAATGTCCTTGATGAATTATATGCTCAGAATAAGGGCTTGCATGAACAACTCAATCAAAGAATGAATGATAACATTAACCTCAAGAAAGAAGTTGCACTAACTGAATGTGCAGGAATTTTTGTAGCTGAGACCAAAGATCTTGCAGATACACAAGTTGCCAAACTTCAAGCCTTGATGGAAAACGTCTCTTTTGGTGGACCAGAAGAATATCGAAACAAATTAAGTGCAATTAAAGATAGTTACTTGAATAATGCAAGACAATACTCTGCACCAAGAATTATGCACGAAGAACAAACTTTTTCCAAGGTTAAAGAAGTCCCAACGACTTTGGTAGAAGGATACGCATCTGCGTTGGGACGCATTAACAAGAAAGTTTAAAATTACTAAATAATTTTAATTACAGGAGATACTAATAAAATGAATTTTCAAGACCAAACCCCTTATGACATCTTAACTGAGAAGTGGAATCCGGTTCTAAACCATGATGCACTTCCAACAATTAAAGATGAATACCGTCGTAAAGTGACTGCCGTTCTTCTCGAAAACGAAGAACAAGCAATCCGTTCGCAACATCTTAGCGAAGACATGACTTCCAATAATCTTGGAATGCCTTCTTCGTTCACCAACACTGGTGCAGTTTCTGGTTATGACCCAGTACTCATCAGCTTGGTTCGCCGTGCAATGCCAAATCTAATGGCCTATGATATCTGTGGCGTTCAACCAATGACCGCTCCAACAGGTCTTATCTTTGCCATGCGTGCACAATATCAAACTGGTGGAACATACGGTGCAGGTTCAAGCTATATGGAAGCTATGTTCCAAGAGCCAAGTCCATCGTGGAGTGGTTCTGGTTATACCTTGAGTGCACAAGAGAGAGCTCTTAGAGGTCTTTGCGGTACTTCGGGTGGTTCTGACCCAACGCAAATTCGTGCAGGTAATCCAGCACTATCAACTTACCGTGGTATGCTTACCAATAACGGTGAAGGTCTTGGTGGCGGTGCAAATGCTCTTGATCCGTATAAAACCTATAATCAAATGGCTTTCTCAATTGACCGTGTGGCTGTTCAAGCTAAGACTCGTGCTCTTAGCAGCAATTACACAATTGAGTTGGCACAAGATCTTAAGGCTGTTCACGGTCTAGACGCTGAAGCCGAACTCGCAAATCTTCTCAGCACTGAAATTCTTGCTGAAATCAATCGCGAAATCGTAAGAAGCATCTATTATGTTGCTCGTGCTGGTTCACAACAAAAAGATCTTGCTAGTCCTGGATTCTACGATCTTGACCAAGATTCTGATGGTCGTTGGTCTGCGGAACGTTTCCGTGGTCTTAGCTTCCAAATCGAGCGTGAATGCAATGCAATCGCCAAGGAAACTCGTCGTGGTCGCGGTAACTTCATCATCACTGATAGTGATACTGCAGCTGCCCTTGCTATGTCAGGTTTCATGAGTCTCAGTCCTGCTATTTCTCCTCAACTAAACGTTGATGACACACAAAGCACCTTTGCTGGTGTACTAAGTGGCAAGATTAAGGTTTATATCGATCCATATAGCCCAGCCGGAGTAAACTTCTTTGTCTGTGGATATAAGGGTGAGTCTCCATATGATGCAGGTCTGTTCTACTGCCCATACGTTCCGCTCCAAATGGTTCGAGCTGTTGATCCTAATACGTTCCAACCACGTATTGCCTTTAAGACTCGTTATGGTGTTGTTGCTAACCCATACGTTCTTAATGGTGCTACCCCCGATGGTGATAGCCTAACTGCTGGTCTTAATCAGTACTACCGTTTCACTGCTGTAACAAATCTACATGGTAATACTCAGTTCTAAAAACTGACCATGTATAAGTAACACGAAGACCTCCCCAGAAATGGGGAGGTCTTTCATTTTAAATAAATAATTTTATGACAGTATGTAAAAATAATATAAACCCACTTTATAACAACTATTTCAGATTAACTTTTTCCAGAGGAACAAGTCAATTTGAACTTATGTGTCAACGTGTAACATTACCAGGTCTGAGTATTGGTGAAACTAAACAACCCACTACTCTTGGTACAACTATTCCTATTCCAACTCTAGCAGCAAACTTTGAACCTTTGAAAGTTGACTTTATAGTTGATAATGATTTGACTAACTGGAAAAGTATATATTCATGGATAAGAAATATATCAAATATTGATGATGATAACAATAACAATCTTACATATCAAAAATGGCATATTAAAGCAGTCTTAGATATTTTAAATCCAATCAACTGTAATACTGTAGATTTAAGTTTTACATTCCACAATGTTATACCAACCAGTTTAGGTGGATTGGCTTTCCAGACTGATAACAGTGATGTAAATTTGGTAAAATGTAATGCATCTTTTGCGTACTCTTATTATAGTATGATTCCTGATGCTGAGTCTAATTTATTGAATCAAATTTAATTAAAAGTACTCAGAAGGGTCATCTGACCAACTTTCAGCTTTATTTGGGTCGCCATCTGGTTTATAAGGTAGTTTCTTCGTCTCAGGATTCATTGTGCGGCGTTTTATTGGCTTAGGTGGCTTCGGAGACTCCTCGATCAACAAATCCTCTACAGAGGGTTCCTGCTTCTCAGCTTCTTCTATTTCTTCTCCATCATCATCAACATCTATCATAATTTCAGCACCTTCATAGGTGTCGATCATATCGTTGACAAAATTTACAAAATCTTCATTATTGAAGAGTTCATTTAGCATCATAAGTCCAGTCTCTGGACCAACCACAATATCTTCACTAATATTGTTCATTATTGACTTTGGGTCTGTTTGCATTGCTTGAAAAAATATATCATACATCTTAGAAAGATCATCAGCAGGAGTTCCAGTATATAATATAGAAGTTCTATTGATTGAAATTTCAGATAATTGTAGATTAGCTGCGTAGTTAGTTAATTTAAAATATTCAATTAGCTCACCATTTTCATCACGTGATAATGCAGTTTCAATTTTGGCTGGAAATGAGATTAAAATTTTATCTAATTGTGCGTCTCGAACTAAACCAATTAGTTCATCGCCATTGATAAGTTTAACAACTCGAACAATACCACCAAAGGGAGTTTCTTGTACTTCGTCAGACATAGTAACCCTCCTAATTTATTTATCATCGGAAGGTAGTGGCATGGACATTATTCTGTAATCAAATTTTTCTTTTTTATAAATTTTGATTCGTTCTTCAAAATGCCTATAAACATGGTTCTTGTATGACTTGTAACAAAGGTCATCAACAATGTCATAAACTTTCAAAGTTTTCTTTTTAGAAGATACTCGTAAACCTCTACCAATACTCTGTAGTAAACGAATTACAGATTTCGTAGGAGAGGCGAGTATAAGATTATCAATGTTGACAATGTTAATCCCAGTACTAGTAGTACCGTAACTCGCAACCAATATGGCATTAGTTTGTGTATCCACGATACGTCGGATAGATTCTCGGGCTTCACTTTCTGTCTTTCCGTGAATAAGATATACTTTCTTATCCGTTCCTGCTGCATCAATGAGAGCGTGGAGAGGTTTCCCGTGTCCTTCGACGTAGTTGAAAAGGATGAGTGTATTGCCTTTGGTATGAATTGCGAGTTCTTTGACAAATTCATTCCTCCTACTGTTACTTATTATAGTTTTGATTTCATCAGGATATTTTTGTTTCTTCATATCCTGTTTTTCTTGATCTGTGTACTTGAGTACAATACAGTCAACAGCAAGAGTAGCAAGCAATCCTTTGTTCATTAGACTCTTTGTCTGTATAAATTGTATAGCAGGTCCTAGAATGCCTTCTATGCTCAGACGATGTGCTTGTGTTTGATCTAGGGTGCCCGTAGTGCCAATACGAAACCACGCTTTGGTTAACTTCTGACCAATTAAGTTAATTGATTCTGCCTTGGCTTGGTGACACTCATCAAAGAAGATAGCATCAAACTGATCAAACCATTCTCGTGGTAACTTGTATATAGACTGCCAAGTAGAAACAATTACTTGTTTGTTGGTATCTTTTTCAAGCCCTGCACTAATTTTATGAATATATTTTCTTGATAGCCAGGAAGGATCTGTCTTTGAGTAATCAAAGAAGTCGGTTTCCATCTGTGTAACCAACCCTACGGTTGGAACCAAAACTAAAATCTTTCTGTCTGATTTTATTACGGATAGCAGATAGCGGAGCAAGACGTAAATTATTAAACTTTTTCCAGAACCTGTCGGAGATATTATTACACACCGGTGAGAGTTGATAGCGTGAAGAATTGCTTGGCTTTGGTGAGGGTGCATTTTTACCCGCTGTTTCTTTACAGAAACTTTCAGCGTATCGTAAAAGTCCAGAAGTTTCTCCTCCGTTATGCATAGGGGATTCTTGCTTTCTTTAATATTTAAAGTGTATTGGCGGTCTTTACAAAACTTACTCAGGTAAGATTTAAGACCCCTTGGTAGGGTGGAAGATAGAATATCAAATAATCTTATCTTACCATCCCATATACGCCGTTTAAACAATGGCATATACTCAGCACCAGGAATCATGAACGAGAAATAATCTCTCAGTTCTTGTTTGACTCCCTTTTCTGTTTTTATATAGTAACGAACTTCGTCTACAGATTCAACTTCTACATCCACTCAATATTTATGGTAAGATTAGACAATACCCTGTGTCATCTTAAACCAATCAATAGCGGACTTAATAGAGAAATTTCTATTATTGAGAACTTTTAAAAATTCTTCAACCATCTTAACCTTAACTTCAATAACAGCAATCTTTAATTTTAGTTCAATAACTTTTGGATCTGCCTCTATGAACTTTTCTACATCAGTCTTTAGTAGAGTTAGTCCATTTGGATCCTCTCCCCAGGCTTCCAACTCTTCACGACTAGCCTTACCAGTAAAGATCTTCCACTTACGGAGTTTAAGAATTGCTAGATCGTTTACCTGCTTGCAGAGAATTAATTTAAAATCTGCATGAAGACATAGGTATTTACTGTGCAGTTGAGGAGTTTTAATAGCCTCATTTCCTAGTTCTGAGGAGTCAACAGAAGCATCTTTGGAAATATTGAGTTTAAGTTCTTCTAGATTCATAAAGACATTATAATATAAGTCAAGAAAATGTCAACTAAATAACTTGACATCTTTATAAGTTGTATTATATTTAACACGAGGTTATATGATTATTGATTTACGAGAAATACCAGTCGTATGGATTAATTTAGATTCAGCAACTAAAAATGCTGAGATTATGCAAAACAGATTAGAAAAATATGGGTTTAAAAATACTCATAGAAAATCTGGTTTAATTATTCCGCCCCCAGAAGGAACACCAAGAGAAATATACCATTTTATGGGATGTGGACAATCTCATATTGATATACTTGAATCTCTACAATATACTACACCGGTTCTAATTTTAGAAGATGATGTTGAGTTTGCTGAAGATTTTAATCCTATTATTGATATTCCGGAAGATAGTGATGGAATATATCTTGGTGTATCTATTGGAAACAGATATTATGCTTCTAAAAGATATGATGAAAATTATTTAAGAATTGGTGGAATTCTTGCTGCACATGCAATTTTATATGTTACTGATACATATCGACAAAATATGGCTGATGTAGGTAATCATTGTCTTCATAGATTACACCAACCATGGGATATGGGTACTGCACAAATTCAATTTTCTCATAAAGTTTATGCAACAAATAAACCCCTATTTTATCAATCAAATGATAGAGAAAACGCCAATAAGTGGCAGGGATTGACTGATTGCAGTTTAGAAGATAGAAATTTTAATTTTTAATGATTACTTTTAATAGACTTGGTAATTATGGGCGTATGGGAAATCAGATGTTTCAGTATGCAACGTTATTTGCGATTGCTAAAACTAGAGGATACGAATATGGTATTCCATATAAATCTAAATCAAATAATCCATATTTAAATTTTTGTTTAGATGATGCTTTTTTAAATTTAACTGCAAAAGATAGTTCAGAAATTAAAAATATTAATAGAGCCCAAGAACATAATTTTACATATAATGCTGGTATATTTGGTATATCTGACAATACTGATATTGTTGGATATTTTCAAAGTGAAAAATATTTTATTGATTATAGACAAGATTTATTAAAAGAATTTGAATTTACTCCACATATTAAAACTCAAGCAGAGATAATACGGCAAATTGGTAAAAAATTAGCAGTTGCCCTGCATATACGGTTAGGAGATTATATAAATTTAACAGATAAACATCCTATATGTACTATGCAATATTATGAAGAAGCATTAAACAATATTCCAGAAAATGCTTTTCTTTATATTATTAGTGATGATAATGAAAAGGCTGCAGAACTTTTTAAAGATTTAAAAAGACCTTTTTGTATTCCAGATACAAAAAATCAAAATATTGATATGTGTTTAATGACTATGTGTGATTATCATATAATTGCAAATAGTTCTTTTAGTTGGTGGGGAGCATGGCTCAGTGAAAGTAAAAAAGTGATTGCACCAAGTCAGTGGTTTGGTGCTGCACAAGGAATGCCAAAAAATTGGTCTGATATTTATTGCAAAAATTGGATCATTATATGAATAAATTACATATTTTTACTGAAGCTTTTACTGGTGGGTCGTGTTTAAATAATCCACCAAAAACTTTTGAATGGATTTTTAATTCTTATCCCAATGATAATTCACCAGTTGTTTATTTTGATAATTCTATTTTTAGATATATGAATGATGCCTATAGTGGACCAAAATATGGCTGGTTAGGTGAATCATCAGAAATAATTCCACAACTATTGATGGGAATTACAACTAATAAAGATGTTTTAAAATCAAAATATAAAAATATTTTTACCAATGATCATAGAATAATAAGTATTGATCCAGATTTTTTTAAATATAATCCACCTGCATCAAATATGCCATGGATTAAAAATCCTCATATATTTGAAAAAACACAATTATGTTCGTATATAACAAGTTTTAAAAATTTTACATCTGGTCATATTAAAAGAATGGAATTATTTGAACAATTAAAAAATAATCCACAAATAAAAGATCACATTTATGGAAGAGATTATAAGTTTATTCCTGATAAATTAGATGGATTAAAAAATTATATGTTTTCTATTGTTGTAGAAAATAGTATATATCCAAAGTATTATACTGAAAAAATAACAGATTGTTTTGCTACTGGTACCATCCCTATATACTATGGTGATAAATCCATAGGTGAGGATTTTGATTTAAATGGAATTATTTTTATTGAAGAACTTGAGTCTTTTGATTTATTGAATTCATATCTTTATAATTCAATGACTGAAGCTGTAAAAATTAATTTTGATCGTGTCTGTCAATTAAACAGCGCAGATGATATGATTTATAGGAGTATTTGTGATTCGATTAAGTATTAACAATTTTTGGCCTGATTTTAATTATGAAGAAAATCTTTTATTATGTTTATTAAAAGACATATATGGTGATGATTTAGTATTAACAAATAATATACATGATTGTAATTTATGTTTAGTTGCAGAAAATTATGTTCCAAAAGAGATAGATCGATCTAAAACTAAAATATTAACATGCATGCCAGAACCAAAAGAGGTTCAATATAAAGATGGTGATTATCATTTATCTTTTGACCCATTCAGATACGATTTAAAAAATGTTAGATTTCCTATTTGGTATTTTTATATTAATTTTTATAATTTACAAAATCAAAAAAACCCGATACCAGTTCTAACCCCAAGTGAACTTGATAACAATAAATGGTTACACGCACCAAAAGATGAATTTTGTATAGCTCCTTTTTCTGCTATTCACAATAATAGAGTTAAATTTCTTCAACTACTTAATACACACAAACCAACAGCTGGATTTGGTTTACCATTTGGTAATGGTGACGCACAAAGAAACGAACAAACAAAATATGATGCTATATGTAAATATAGATTTTCTATGGCGTTTGAAAATACACATAAAATAGGATATGTTACTGAAAAGTTTTTACATGCAAAAACAGCAGGATGTATTCCAATTTATTGGGGTGATGAATATGTTCTTCATGATTTTAATCCAGATTGTTTTATTTACGCAAATCATTTTAAATCATTTGAAGAATGTTTAGAATATGTAAAATATATTGATTCAAACGAAGATTTATATCTTAAAATGAAAAATGCACCACTATTCAATTATGATGTTATTGAATCTTTGAATAATATTAAAAAACAATTAAAGGATGTTATATCATTATAAAAACTAAAATAATTTCGTTACCAGGTGCCACAGAACGGCAAGAAAAAATTAAAACAAATTTTAAAAATATAGATTATGATTTGGTAATGGGGGTATCTCCAAATGATATAGTATTTTATCAAGCGAATCTTCCATATTATGTATTTGATAATTTATCCTTTTTTATCAATAAAACTAATATGATGAAGTATACAAATCGAACATGGGTTAGATTTGGAGAAATAGCCGCACTTATGGCTCATTACAGACTATGGAAAGAGATAGCCAAAGAAGTTGATGAAATGGTATATTTAATATGTGAAGATGATTGTTTACCATCTGATACATTTAAAATGAAAAATTTAAAAACTTTTGATTATACTAAAATTGATTTTTTATATCTACAGGCAATCACAGCACATTATCAAACTAAAACTGATGTTTTAAATAAATTAGATTATACTAACTGGGATCAAAATTTAAAACATATTAATAAATTTAAAAATTATATGTGTGAAGGTTTAGCAGCATATTGTATTACAAAAACTGGAGCTCAAAAGTTGTGTGCATATATTGAAAAAAATGGTTATGATGGTCCGGTAGATAATATAATAGTACGCTTAGAAAATTTTGAATGTGTCTGTCCAACAAAATTAGAAGATTATTTTAATTTAGATGATACATCAAAATATTCTTATACACATACTGGTACATTTAACAAAATATATGATCTAAATGGTATAGAACTTCAATCAAATAAAGAATTGCAACTAATTTAATTGCATATTACATAATACACGATATAATATTGAGACTTATATGAATGATATATTAAAAGCTGTAGAAAATTATATTAATCACAAACCAAAGAAGATATGGATTCCAGGTCACGATTGGGTTCAGTATGCTGGACCTTATTTTGATTCAGAAGAATATGTTGAAGCCATATCAGCTTTATTGCAAGGGTGGTTAGTTTTAGGGCAAAATGGTATTAAATTTGAAAATACATTTCCAGATCTTTTTAATAAAAAATTTGGTATTTTAACAAATAGTGGAAGTAGTTCCAATTTGTTAATGTTATCAGCATTAACATCAAAAAGATTATATAATCTTCCCAAAGGAACAAAAGTAATCACACCGATTGCTGGATTTCCCACAACTATTAATCCTATATTTCAAGTTGGATTTGAACCAGTTTTTGTTGATATTGATTTAGATACATTAAATTTAAATTTAGATCAAGTAGAACAAAAAGCAAAAGAAGGATGTAAAGTACTTATTTTTGCACACGTATTAGGAAATCCACCTAATATGGATAGACTAATGGATATAGTTAATAAGTACAATTTAATTCTTTTAGAAGATTGTTGTGATGCTTTAGGTTCATCATATAGAGGAAACCCATTAGGTTCATTTGGTATTATGTCTAGTTGCTCGTTCTATCCTGCTCACCATATGACAATGGGTGAAGGTGGCTTTATTGCATGTAATACACAAGAACAAGAAACTGTAATTAGAAGTTTTCGTGAATGGGGAAGAGGTTGCTTTTGCGTTGGTCAAAAAGCAAATACACTAAAGAATGGATGTTGTGGAAAAAGATTTTCAAATTGGTTGCCATCACTACCAGATGAGATCTTTGATCATAAGTATGTTTATGATGAAATTGGTTATAATCTAAAACCAATCGAATTGCAAGCAGCCATTGGACTTGCTCAAATGAAAAAGCTTCCTAAGATACATGAACTTAGAAAAGCTAATCATAAAAGATTATATAATATATTTTCAAAATATGAAGAATATTTTATTTTACCAGAAGCAACTGAACATTCTGATCCTAGTTGGTTTGCATTTGCTATAACTATAAAGGATAATAATAGATTTAAGAGAAAAGATATTATCAATTATTTTGAGGATCATAAAATACAAACAAGACCATACTTTGCAGGAAATATTATGTTACAACCTGCATATGAGAATATTATGGATACTCAAGATGTTATAAATAATTACCCCAATGCTCGAAAGGTTACTACAGATACATTCTTCTTAGGAACTAGTCCAGTTATAACAATAGAGCAATTGAATTACATTGAAGTGACGTTAAATAATTTTTTTAAACTAATATAAGGATAAAAATGACTACAAGAACTGAACAATTAAAAAATACTGTTTTTAAAGCTTTGAATAATGAAACCCCAGCAAATATTACTGATAAAATCTTAGAAATTAAAGGTTTTTCTGGAAAGGATTATAAAAGATTTGCCAATCGCCTTTTATCGGATCAATTAATTAAAAATTACTTAGAGATTGGTGTATGGCATGGGTCAACTGCTATAGCCGCTTTACACGGAAATACAGATAAATTAAATTATTCACTTGTAGATAATTTTTCTCAATTTGGCTCACCAAAGCAAGAGTTTTTAAATAATTGGAAAGATAATATTGGAACTGATCCAAATTTAATTGATGAGGATTGTTTTCAAATAAATCTCCAACAAAAAAATATTAAAGATATAGATGCATATTTTTATGATGGAGATCATGAAGAACTAGATCATTATTTGGCACTGCAATATTATTATTTAAGTATGTCAAAATCATTTATCTATATGGTAGATGATTGGTGTTGGCCAAAAGTTCAGATGGGTACAATACGTGCAATTAAAGAACTTAATTTAAAAATATCTTTACAAGTAAGCTTTTATGGTGAAGAAGACGCAGAAGGTTGGTGGAATGGATGTAGTATTTTTGTATTTGAAAAATAATTATGAAACGAACATTAATAATAACAGGGTATACTGATTCAGTAAGATCTATAGATTCTACTGATAACACAATGGAAGAAGTATTTGATATAACTCTTCCATCTAAAATAAAGTATGCTAAAAAACATGGATATGATTTTTTAGCAATGCAATCTTTTGGTAGTGATAAATCTGGAAACTATAAAGATACTGATATTGGGTTTTTAAGAGCATTAAGAACATTTGAAATGTTAGAATCTTATGATACTGTTATGTGGATTGATGCTGATTCTTTAATTACAAATTTAAATTATAAAATTGAAGATTTTTTAGTTCCTTCAGAATATGCATTTTATGCATCTTATGATTGGTTAGGTACTAATAGTTTAAGTGGTGGAAATTTTATTATACAAAATAATGAATCAACAAAAGACTTTTTAAAAAGTTTTTATGAATTATCTAAACATTACAACGAAGAACAAACTACATTAAATGTTATGTATTTTAATATGATAAATAAAAATTATATTAAAATATTAGAACATAAATTTTTAGGTTCTGTTCCATCTATTGATGATTATACAACAGAAATATGGGGCAAAAGACCATCTCCTCCATATCCATGGACACCAGAATCTTTTTTAGTTCATTTAACGGGTATAGCTAATAAAGAAAGAATACATATGTTATCTACGATATATAAAGATTATCTATGAATAAATTGAATCTTAAAAATATTACTCTCTATTCTTTAAATTGTGTTAACCCAGTTAATAGTATAAAAGCTTTATTGTATAGTTCCAAAGATATTGATTTTGCTGAATTGGTTTTAATAAGTAATAAAAAACCAGAAAATCTTCCAAGTAATATAAAATTTGTTTATACAAGTTATACAACACATAAAGAAAGTTCATTATTTACTTATACCACTTTACCAGATTTAATTGAAACTGATTATTGTCTTGGAATTCATGATGATGGGTTTGTAATAAATCCAACTCTATGGGATTCAAATTTTTTAAACTATGATTATATTGGAGCTCCATGGAAGTGGGAAGGTAGAAGGAACAGAGTTGGAAATGGTGGATTTGTATTGAAAAGTAAAAAATTTATAAAACTTACCAAAAATTTAAAATCTTTGGGATATTGTGATGATGGTGAACTTACAAATATGTATTATGATTATTTTATTCAAAATGGATGTAAGTATGCTCCGGTAGAGGTTGCTATGAAATTTGCTTTAGAATCAAAAATACCAGAATGTGAATTTAATTTAAATAATTGTTTTGGTTTTCATGGTCGGGGTAACCCAGATAGTGTAACAGTCCATGATGGTTTTTATCACCAATTTCAAGATAAAATAAAACTTTTAGAGACTATTGTTATATGATAAATGAAAAGTATTTAATTTTAAAACCAGAACACTATTGTGGTATGTGTGGATGTATATGGCAAGTTATTCGCGCCATATATCACAATCCAAATAAATTATATTATATTGATTTTAAGGATAGTATCTATAATACGACTATTGATGGTAACGTATGGGATCTATTTTTTTACCAACCTCATATAGATCATTTTCCAGATCAAAGTAAGACTGAAGGTTTTGTTGGTCATATACCAGATCAATCTAGTAATTTTATCTGGATTGAAACTATTCCATATACATTAGAAGAAATACAAAATAGAAGAATTATTTTTAATAGTATTATAAATAAGTATATTAAATTAAAACCAGAGATTTTAAATAAAGTAAATAATTTTGTAGAACAAGAATTTAAAAATAAAAATATTCTTGGTATCCATTTAAGAGGCACAGATCATCCATATAAAAAAAATATGGATGGGTATTTTGAAGTAATTGATAATTATGTAAATGATTATGATAAAATTTTTATATCTTCAGATTCACAAGAAAGATTTGAAAAAGCAAAACAGCATTATGGTGATAAAGTAATAGCTTATGATGCACTGAGAAGTAATAATGACAGTACTCCATTACACATGCCAAAGTACGAAACTAGATGGAAAAGAAATGCTTCATCTGAGTACCAATATAAAATATGTGAAGACGTTATAGTTGAAGCATACTTGTTATCAAATGTAAATTTTTTAATTTGTTGTCCGGGATCAAATGTTAGTTATTTTTCTAGAGCATTAAATCCAAATTTAAATGCAATAGAAATTTTTTAAAAAGGTGATATGTATAAATGAATATTAAAGTAGTATATGTAACAGGCTGTTTGGGTTTTATTGGATCGTATATAACCCGTGAATGTCTTAAAAAAGGATGGTATGTAAAAGGTGTAGATAAGATCACCTATGCAGCAAATGATCAACTTTTGCAAGAGTTTGAAGCCCATAAAAATTTTTCATTTGTTCATTGTGACATTAATGATTTGACATTTTTATATGATTGTGATTATGTAATTAATACTGCAGCAGAGACGCATGTTGGAAACTCTATTGTTAATAGTGATGATTTTATATCATCAAATATAAATGGTGTACACAATCTTTTAGAAATGATCAAAAACCACAGACAAGAAAATGGCAAGGTTCCAACTTTAGTACACTTTAGTACTGATGAAGTATACGGTGATATTGCTCAAGGAGCCCACACAGAAACAGATATTTTAAAGCCATCAAATCCATATTCTGCATCAAAAGCTGCCGCAGATATGTTAATAATGGCATGGTCAAGAACGTATAACCTACCATATATAATTTTGCGTCCAACGAATAATTATGGTATTGGTCAATATGTAGAAAAATTAATACCAAAAACTTGTAAATATATTACTTTAGGAAGAAAAATTCCTCTTCATAATGGTGGAACGCCCGTTCGAAACTGGCTACATGCAAAAGATACTGCCAGAGCAGTTATTACTATAATTGAATCTAATGCAAAAAATGAAATTTTTAATATCTGTGGTGGTTATGAACAAACTAATATGGATACAATAAAAAAACTTTTAGCCTCATTGGGTATTCACGAAAATGATATAGATAGTCACATAGATTATTCATATAGCCGTCCTGGTCAAGATGTTCGTTATGCGTTAGATGATTCTAAATTAACATCACTTGGATGGAAACCGGAAGAAAACTTTAATATGGAAATTCAAAGTATTGCAGAGTACTATAAAAACAATTTTATTTGGTAAATAATATAGTGATTAATCTAAAAAAAATAATACTTGATATAGCGTATAAAAATAAATTGAGCCATTTAGGTAGTTATTTTTCTTCTATTGATATTATAGATTTAATCTATAGTAAAATGGCTAAGGATGATATATTTATTTTATCATCAGGTCATGCAGCATTAGCTTTATATGCTTGTCTTGAAAAATATCATAATATTAATGCTGAATCTATGTTTTTAAAACATGGAGGTCATCCCCATAGGGATGAAGAAAATAAAATTTATTGTTCAACAGGAAGTTTGGGATTAGGTATTACCATCGCACTTGGAAGAGCAGTAGCAAATCCCAATAAAAAAGTTTATGTTCTTATTAGTGATGGTGAGTGTGCAGAGGGAAGTGTGTGGGAATCTTTAAAAACAATATACGAACATAAAATTAATAATATTGAAATTCATGTAAATGTAAATGGCTATGCAGCATATATGGAAGTTGACCAAGAGTATTTGATAACAAGATTAAAATCATTTCTTCCATCAGTTGTAATACACAAAACATCTGTAGAGCAATTTTCTTTTTTAAAGGGTTTGAATGCACATTATCATGTAATGAGCGAAGAGAATTATAATAAAGGACTTTTGGAACTACAATGAGAAAGAATTTTGCAGAACGTTTACATAATGAAATGAAAGTGAATCAAAATATATATTTGATTACGGGTGATTTGGGATATGGTTTATGGGATAATATAAGAGATTCCTTTCAAGGAAGATTTTTTAATGTAGGCTCGTCAGAAATGGCTATGATGGGAATGGCAATTGGTTTAGCTATGGAAGGAAAAATTCCATTTGTTTATTCTATAACTCCCTTTGCAATTTATCGTCCATTTGAGATGATTAGAAATTATTTGGATCATGAAAATATTCCCGTGAATATAATTGGTGGTGGGCGAGATAGAGACTATGGATATCTTGGATTTTCACATTGGGCTGATGATGACAAAAAAATAATGGAATCATTTAAAAATATTAGAATTATGCATCCAACAAATATAGATGAACTACAAATAAATTTTAATCAATTAATAAATGATCGTAAACCAACATATTTAAATCTTAAAAAATGAATATATTGATTACAGGTGCAAATGGCTATGTTGGTAAAAGTATTTATTGTGCATTAAAAAATGTATATAATATAACTTGTATTACTAGAAATGATTTTGATTTAACAAATTTAAATTGTTGTTCTGATTGGTTTTATAACAAATCATTTGATGTTGTAATACACACAGCTGCAGTAGGTGGAAGTAGACTTATAAAAGATGATGAAAGTGTTTTGACAAAAAATATTAAAATATATAATAATATTATATCTTGCAGAAAACATTTTAATAAAATGATATATTTTGGTTCTGGTGCAGAAATATTTCAACCAAATACTTTTTATGGAACTAGTAAAAAAGTTATATCAGAATTAATAAATGAAACGGAGTCTGTTTATAATTTAAGAT